CGTTATACCCTTTCGTGACGAGCAGTTCATCGTTCTGTGCAAAGTACACTTCGAGGTTCTGTATCGTGCTTACGTCGAAAGGCAAGTTGAATGTTATCGTCGGCGTTGTTCCTTGTATGGTTGCCATATAACCCCCTTTCTACTTCTTCGGTGTTGGTAAATCTATCTTCGCCTTAACTCTTTCGAGTTTAGGATTCACATTAGTTGTATTCCTTGAAGACTTCTTCTTGCTGACAAGTGCTTCGCCCTTTGTGAACTGCGATGCCTTGATGGTCTTTGGTGCAGGAACTTTCGCCTTGCTTGAGTGACCGCCTCTGCCCCATCTGTGCCATCTTCTCCATCTGCGTCTGCCGTATCTGCGGTATCCGCTCTTACCGGACTCTTCATCATCTTTCAGCTTGAGAGCACCCTTCTCGTTGGATATCTGCTCGACACCTCTCGCCTTGCCGTTTTCAGCAGCCTGCTCTCTTGTGTAGTTCGTTGGTGTTCCGAATGGATTGTACGAACTCTTGTAGTAGTACAGAGCATCGTACAGAGTAGCCTTGTCTTCTATGTCGGTCCTTGAATTGACATAGTCGATTATCTCCTGCTTCTTCGGATAACCGTTCCCGTCTGCATCGACAGCCTTCGCCATCTCGCGGTAGTCTCTCGCAGTGAATCCCATCGCAGCGAGGTTGATACCCTTCTGTACGTTCTTCGCCTTGATGTCGTACAGAACGTAGCCTCTTGAAGGTGCATTCGACTCAGCGAGTGAAGTAGCAAGTCCTACATATGAGATGTTGGCGTTGTACTTTATCTCGCCCTGCTTCTGATAGTATTCAGCTTCGTTTATCTTTCCGCTCTTCAGCTCTGCGAGTGCGTTGTCAAGTTCAGCTTCCTTGTCGTAGTCTGACAGCTTGCCGAGTGTCTTCCTTGCCTTCTCAAGCTTGACGAATTCCTTTGTCGAACCGCCGTCCGAGATGTAGTTTCTTGCACGATCCATCTTGATGGCTGTCTCTGTTCTGCTCTTCTTCGTGCCTTCGTATGCACCGAAGAGTTCGTCACTTGCACCGACTGATGCGAGTGCTACAGCCTTCGACAGATTCGATGTGGCTTTACTTCCGGTCGCCTTTGCGAGTTGGTCTTCCATCTTGCCGACCGCTCTGACACCCTTGTAGAAGTCCTTATCTGCGTCTATCTTCTTCTGCATCTCCTTCTCGGAAATGTTTCCGTAGACTGATGCTCCGTAGACTTTCATCGCTTCCTTGTCAGCTGATGAACCGAACTTGTCGATAGCGTAGGATGTGCCGACATATTTCTGTACGGCATCCATCGCCTTTGCCGAACTTGGTGGCTTCTTGCCGTCAAGGGCATCCTGCATCATCTTGTTGCGGACTTCCTGAAGACCTCTGATGTCTTCCTGCTTCGTTGCTCTGTCTCCACCCTGAAGGTCTCTCATCGCTGTTGTCAGTGTCGAGATTTCCTTCTGATAAGCATTCAGTCGCTTGTACTCGGCAGCGTCTTTGTCGGTCGCCTTTGCACTGTTCTTGCTGACAGTAGCGTCCTGCATCTTCTCATAGAATCTTGATGACAAGTCGTTCTGTGAGGTCGAGTCTATGGTGAATGCTCTCTTCGGAACATTGAGTATCGCAGGGCCTGCCTTGCCTAACACGCCTTTACCGCCGCCTTGTCTGCTCGGTGTGAGTGCCGGAAGTGCGAAGTCAGCAGCGACACCGAATTCCGCATCGATGAGGTAGTCAGCCTTCTTAGGAGATATCTGCATGTTTCTCGGCAGATTCTCTGTAGCCTTACCTAATGCTCTTCCGATGTATGATGTGTTCACATCGTACTGTTCTGATGGTGGAAGGTCTTCGAGGTTGCCAGGTACGATTGGTGTGCCGTACCATGTCTCGTTCTTTCCGGCCGCGAGGAATGGTGAGAACAGTGTGCTTTCAAGCGGATCGATAGGTGCTACCTGGTCGTTCGCTACTCTCAGCATCTCTGCCCATCCCATATCGTTCTCGTTGAACGCATTAACGGACGGAAGTCCGTATGCAGATGCGAATCTCGATTTAGGTATCTTGATGAACAGATCCGTGTTGTCGGCTGTCCGGTCTTTGCCCCATACCCACGGGATGATGTAGTTGTTCGCCTTATCCCTTGCGGATATCTGCTGATAGTTTGGATTGTCCTGGAGCATGAAGTTGTTTATCGTGTTTGCTCCCGCTCCGAGTGCAGATGCCTTTGCGATGAATGACAGTGCGTCCTTGAGCCCTTCCTTTGTAGTAAGGTCTCTCTCCGTGACATTCCGCAGGAACTTCGACCATCCTTGTATCGATGGGTTGAAGAATGGGACAACGCCCTTGTTTATCATCTTGCCGACTGAACCGCTTCGTCCGAAGTTGACTGTGACATCCGCAGCGTTAGCCGCAGCTCTCGCACGGAGTTCTCTGCTTGCCTTCTTGATAGCGTCAGGATCGTTGATGTCGATACCCGCCTTCTTCAGAGTCGCCATGTACTCGCAGAGTCGCGGATACATTTCTATCGCCTCGTTCGCTCTTGACAGCCAACTCTTCTTTTCTTTGCCTGCCTTGAGTGCCTTGTCGATGTCGATGAATGTTGACTGCGAGATACCTGCATCCTTCAGAGCCTCGGAGAACTGACCGCCCGTTTCGAGGTCGCGTTTTGCTGCGCCCATGCATTGGATGAATTCCTTCGTCTGCCTTGAGTTGATGATGGCTTCAGGGAAGTCACGCATTCCGTTCTTGACCATGAAGATAGGTGACCACTCTGTGATGAGGTTCTTCCATACTCCTGCGACTTTTGAGAACGCCTCGTTCGTTGTATCGAACAGTGCGTTGCCCGTTCTGCCGTTCTTGTATAGGTCTTTCAGTCCTTCATAGAACCGCTCTTCAAGTTCGACTGTGTGCTTCTTGCCATCGATGTAGACATCCGCATAGTACTTGGTTGAGTTGCCCGTTTCTCTCTTGCCGAGGTTGATGGTGTTGTCGAGTACTCGCTCTATGCCGCCGTCCGCATCCTTTGCAAGGTCGGACGCGATCTTGTCACCGAAGTACTTCCTGAACATCTCGTTCGTGGATACATCTCTCCAGTTACGGGTAGTCGCTGCCGAAAGCTGGTCTCTGATGCTCATGACATTTCTGTCACTTCCCTTTGCACCTCTTATCTCCGAAGCACCTATTGTAGGACCGTTGACTCCGTGGATCTCGTTGAAGCCTTCACGACCCGTAGGAACGTAGTGCGGATACATCTCGTTCCATTCGTCCATCGTCTTCTTTGAAAGAAGACCCGCATCGACTCTGTTCTTCAGTTCGTTCTGCGTGTACTGATATACCTGCTCTGCCTTCTTTGCGAATTCAGGATGCTCTGCGAGGAGTCTGTCAGCTTCAGCTATGCACACCTTAGGGTCATCGAAGTTGAGTCCCTTGCTGTCTATGGTGTTCTCGAATATCGGCTTGCCTTCACGCAGTCTGTCCGGCGCATGCCTCAATGTCAGATAGAGGTCGAAGTCTCTTTCGACTTCATCGTCCATGCCCTTGTAGATGTCCACAAGGCTCATGCCGTTCTCTATCTCATAGGTCTTGCCGTCTGCACCGACTCTCTTGACCGTTCCGCTGTACTTGTCGCCCTTGTAGTCGAGCTGTCTGTTCGATATGGAACGATTAGCTTTAGCCTGATGTGCTCTGACTTCGTTTATCGCGCCGTAGTCTACTTGTCTGTGTTCAGCCTTCGCTAACGCTCTCTCGGTATCTTCGAAGGATGAGAGCGAGTCTGCGATCATAGTCCGTCCTGAACCCCAAGCTTTCTTCAGTCTTTCTCTGAACGAAGGTCTTTCGTTCCTTGCATAGACAACATCCTTGATGTCATTGACTTCTCTTGGCTTGTCGTATGCTCTCTTTGTGGACTTCTTGATTCGCTCTTCTACTTCTGCCTTTGAGAGCTTCTTTTCGCCTGCACCATCTATCGACAGAGTGTATGTGCCGTCAGAATTCTTCGAAACTTGTCCGTAAACACCGAGGTCTACTTCGTCATATTCATTGAAGTAGTCACGCAGAAGCTTTTCTGACTCCTGCCTTGTCTGTGACTCTCTCGCCATCTGAATGGCTTCTTCCTTAGTCTTCGGCTTCCTAGCTTCAGTCTGTGGTGCCTCGGCCTGCGGAAGTTCTGCCTTCGGCTCTGCCGTATTCGCTCTTGTCTCCGGTGGTGTCACCCTTGCCTCTGTTGCTTCAGTTCTCGGAACATTTCCTTCATTTATAATAGGGGCCTGCTCCGTTGCTCTTGTCTGAGGCGGTGTCGGTCTAGGCTGTGCTTCTGCTCTAGGAGCTTCCGCTCTCGGTGCTTCGACTTCTGCGTTTCTTGCAGTCTGTTCTGCTGTGTCAGCGATGCCGTTCTGTGCCTTGACTGCATTGAGTGCCTCGTTCTGAACAGATTCGTTAGAAGCATCGACAGCTCTTCTTGCATCGACCGATGCCTGCTGAACAGCTTCATCAGCTTGTCTGAATGGGCTGTTCTGTGCGAGGATCTCATTCATATCGACACGCCTTGCCCCATCAGCATTCTGTGCGAATGTGTCCTGCATGGCCTTGCGCATCTCCGACATCTTGTCTGCCTTGCTTGACAGATTCATCGGAGAGAGCGCATCGGTAGTCTCTTTCACGCCACGCTCTGCGAGAGCCTGAGCATTCCTGCCCGCTCTCTCAGCATTGCCTGAGAAGGTATCCATCATTATGTTGCGCATACGGCCTTGCTCGTCGAGGAAGTTCCTTGCACCTCTTACGAGATTTCTGCCACCGCCAAGCCCTGCGATTCCCGCAACGCCCGTTGTCGCTATACTGTTGAACGCTGCACTCTTGCCGAGTTCTTTCCACCAGTCATCGGAGAAGAGTTCGTACTCATTGGATGCGTTTGCGATGTCATAGACAGCACCCGTGGTAAGGTTCTGCACCGCCTCGTTGCCGAGTGCGTTGACAATCTTTTTTGCTCTGTCTTTGCCGACTTGCTTGACAAGTTCCTCTGTGGACTCGCTTACGATTCCCTTCTTGACCGCCTTGTCTACTGCGCTCTTCGCAAGCCTTTGACCGAGACGGCTTCTTGCGAGGTCATCCACTGCATTAGGTGCGAGTTTGCTTACAGCCCTTGCACCGAGTGCGTCAGTCGCACCGCCCGTCAGTCCGAAGCCGACCATTCCGCCTGCGAGTTCAGCTCCAGCCGCTATCCACGGATGTTCCTTCTCCGCTTTCTTGTAGAGCCTTCTCGACTCTTTGAACTTGTCGCCTGCGAGCTTGTTTTCTGCGAGGTCCGCAAGTCCGAAAGATGCTCCCTGCGCAATCTTCCTTCCTGCGAGGTTTGCGATAGGATGCTGTTCGAAACCGACTCTTGCCACTGTAGGATCGGAAATCATTTCGCCTGACCTTATACGCCGTCTCGCTTCGGATGCTTTCTTCTTATCCTTCTGCTCGACATTGTATTTGTTGCCGGTGGCCTCGTTCATCTCCTTGCGGTCATCGCTTATCTGCTTCAGCTTTTTGGTAGCGTCCTTCTGAACTCTCTGACGAGCCTGCTCTTTAGGGTCAGGCGGTGTTGCCTTCTCGCCTATCTTTGCGAGGACTCTTGTCGTGCCACTGCCCGTGGTTGTCGCAGTAGATGCCGGACTTGAGTTCCTGCCTGATGCGAGTGCATCCGTTCTCTTGCTGATAGAGGCGAGTGCGTTGGTCGTAGCCTGACGCTTCTCCTTCTGTTCCTGCCGTCTGCGTCTCTCCTCGTCCTCTCTGCTCTGATAGCGAGTGGAGCCGGTCGAGTAGTTCTCGCGGTAGGAGCGGGAGCCGCCGCCCCCATAGTTGGAGATGCGGCTTGCTCTGCTTGAACTTGAACGGCTTCTGCTTGAAGAGGAGCTTCTGCTTGATGAACCACCGCCACCACCGCTGAAGGTTTTCTTGAACCAATTTTTTATTGATGAGAAAACGCTCATTTGTTATCTCCTCTAGTATCTGCCACGAAGTCTGTTAGTGCTTGTACGGTAATATGTGTTACCCTTCTTCGATACGGTGCTCTTTGTCTTCCTTGTGCGGTTACCGCCGTTTCCGGTCGAGTAGTACTGACCGACTGAGTTGTTGGACGATGCGTCAGCTCTCTTTACCGGAGTATTGTTGACCGGTGTGTTGTTTCCGCCACCACCGGAGCCGTAGCTTCTGCTTCCGTAGCTTCTTCTTGAGCCACCGCCGCCACCGCCGGAGCTACCGCCTGGATTGCCGTCAGGGAACTGTGTTGCCATCTGCTGTCTGATGAGTGCAACCTTGATATCCTTCAGTGGGTCATCTGATGCCGCCATGTTTTCTATCCACTGTTCGTACTGCTTGTAGCCGTTCTTAGTTGTCGGATACTGTGCAACAGATGAACTAAATCTTGTTATCTCGTTGTTGTACTCATTGATCTGATTGCTGATAGCCTGCTGTTTCTGCTCGTTCAGGTCAGACAGGTATGCCTGATATGCGCTGTTGTACGCATCGTCTCTGTTCTGCCGATTCGTAGTCAGGTCAGCGTTCCTCTGCTGTTCGTTAGCCGCATGGCTTGAACCGTAGTTGTTGTACAGATTCAGGAGCGCGCTCTCTGTCGCGCCTCCATTGACTCCGAGAGCCTGAAGCTGACTCGGCAACGCTCTCTGCCTCTGCATGTACTGCACATATGCCTGCCTTGCTGAGCTATCGTAGTTCGCATTAGTGGTCGCATTGTTCTGAGCAAGAGTTCTGTCAAGCTGATTTCTCGTCTCGTTCAGCTGATTGGTTCTGTCCTGCTGATACTGTCCGAAGGCATTCATGTAACCGCCCTGGCTTGCAGGGTCGATTTGGTATGTTGTGCCACCGACAGTAGTTCTGTAAATGTTGCTTATGTTATTTCCGACTGCCATTTCTCCCTCCTTTCTACAGCGTTATCTCTGATTCGGTGCAACCAAGCACTTCGCAGATAAACGCTATCTCTGTCGGCGTGTAGGAAAGTCCTGCATCGCCTTCAGGAGTCTGAGTATTGACATAGTCACAGAGGTCGTTGAAGTGCGATACTATCATCGCAGGATAAGCGTCAAACACTTGCTTGTTCTGAAGAACTGTGCCTGACAGCCTATCGCCCGTGATAGTAGTCGCAACAGCTACGGCATCAATGTCGGTCGAATCGATTTTGATATCTGCTATTGCCATGTGCGTTACCTCTTTGCATAGTTGCCCATATCGTACGTCTTGACCACCTTCGTCAGAGCGAAAGGCTCCGGACGGTCATTGCCTACGATAATCTGTAATCGTTTGTATTTCTTGATTTTCTTTTTAGTGAATCTGTCGTATGCCACCGTGTTAGAACTGAAGATGAACCTCGCCTCATCCATCGAGGACGGAACGTATTCAGGCTCTTCCTCATGCCCGTATCCGAAATCAACATCTTCAAACGAGAAGATCGCCGTGTTCTGATATCCGAGTTCTTGGAATTCGTCACCATTCTTGATGAGCGTGACATATGCCCCAGTGTGAGCATACGGAGTCATTACCGCCATCGAGCCTTTCTTCTTCAGGGTCTTCAGAATCTGCGGTGCGCCATCATCATCAAAGACGGATGCCCACCATGCAGATACTGGATTACCGCTGACATACTCGCCCGCAGGGTTGAGGACGAGGTTGTCGTAGTATCTCAACTTTTCAGGAAGGTCTGAGTTCCATGTGTAAGTGTTCGTGTCGTCTGTGAAGAACATCTTGTTGTCTACCACGAACATCTCTCGGATGGTCGGGACATTCTCGAAGTAGTAGCACTCATAGGATGTCTCACCGCTCCGTGTGTTGTCCTTGTGCCGTCCATCAAGGATGTAGATGTGCGAGTTGATTGCGAGGTAGTAGTAGCCGTTGAATGCACAGCCTACCGCATTCTCAAGATTCGGCTCTTTGCACATCTTTCGGTTGATGCGTCCGCTTCGGTTCACTGCGTACTTCTCTGAAGACCAGTTCGTCAGCATGCCGTACAGTCCCGTGCTTGATAAGAACATCGGCTCGTCATTAAGGACGCCGCCTACGTTGCCCGTGATAGCACCGACTCCTGCGTTGGTCGGCTTGACACTGAACGATACAGTCATGTTCTCGCCGAGTGTCGCTGTGTCACTGGTGGCCGATGCGAGAAAGATCGTGTTCTTGCCCGTGTCCTTCGTGATGATTGCGAGATTGCTCGACATTCTCTGATATGCGATGACCTCGTTATCTACGCTGAAGTAGTAGCTATCAGGTATCAGGAACGGATTGTTGACTTCCGAGTAGTATGTCTTCTCGACTACCGCAAGGAACAGCCTCGCATCATAGAAGAAGTGTGCATTGCTGTCGAACAACTTCTTGAAGTTCTCGTTGTAGTAGCCCTTGCGTACTCCGCTCTGCCCTTCCAAATCCACAGTGTCAGCCATATTGAACGGGGCTACTGTGATGCGGACGTTGTCCTCTCCTGCAAGTGTCGAACTTGGCTTCGGCGGTGCGGTCGTGAATGTGATGGTCGAATCGACTACCGAAAAGTTTGCAGTACCGCTCCCGTCAATCATGGCGGCTTCCACATTGGATGCTGTGCCGAGTGTGAAGTCCGTACCGAGAGTCTTCTCTATCCAGTTGCCGTTCGCGTCCATCTGCTCGACTTTCGCCCACGCTCCCATCTTTGAATAGAGCGGTATCTTAAAGGTCTTGGTCGTACCATCGCCCGCATAGCTGTAGGTCTGATAGATGCTCATCAGATTCTTGCCGTAGAGGACAGTTCCTGCCGTACCTTCAGCGTTCGGATTCAGTCCGATTATCGACAGTGGGATTATCTCCTCACAGACGGGTGCGGTAGAGCCTAACGCTCCGACCGACATCATCCCTGCACCGAGTCCCGTTATCTCATACGCTTCAGCACCCTTGTTGTACTTGGTCGTATCAGCCTTTACTGCGCCGTTATCAAACAGCACAAACACAAATTGCTGATAGCCGAATACTGCTTTGATGTCTCCGAATGCGATAGAAGGCGGGACTGTGACAGCTTTCTGTACATCCTCTATGATTTCCGATGAACCCGTGCCGATGCTTATTGGTACGATGACCACGCCCGTGCTATCCTTTCGGACTCCGTATGGCTTTGACTGTGCCGTGACAAGACCCGCATAGGCGTACGCTACTCTTCTGTATCCGTCTCTCTTGATAGGGTTACCGCCCATGTCCGATATCATGTTGACCATGTTTGGCGAACGCCTGCGTTCTACCTCGGTTTGGTCTGAGCGGAAGTCCACTCCGAGAAGGTTTGAATATACTGTTGTGCGAGGACTTGGTATGTCAGGTAATTTCTGCTGTGCCATTAGAATCCTCCTATTATCTTCGCCTTTCTCGGTGTACGGATCGTTGCGAGTATCTGATTCTTCAAATCGTCATACTCGTTCCAGTAGATGGTCGCCTTTGTCAGGTCGTCATCGAGCCACAGCCAGTGTCCTGACTGAAGCTGTAAGAGTGGCAACAGTATCCTCGGAAGATTGGTTTCGTCAGTATCTTCAGGAGCATCGTCAAAGTAGGTCAGCCCTTCGTCCTCATCGAGGTCATCAGATTCTTCGAAGTAACTCATGTTAGGCAGGATGACAGTTGACCACAGCACGTTAAGGGAACGATTGATAGCGTTTATCCTCAGTCTGTGGTATTCACTCTCAACCTCATCGTCTATCTCGAAGCCGAGGTCAACGAGTGCTTCTTTGATTTCCTTATAAGTAATTGCCATTCTGTACCTCTTCCTATGAAATAAGGGACGGCAGGGAGTCTCCCATACCGCCCCCAAGATGTCCCCTACTGTGGGAGTTCTACGATTGAGAAGATGAGCGAAGCAGACGGAGTGATTTTTACTGCGTCTTTGTTAGCACCGCTTACGTTCTTGAAGTATCCGCTGTCGAGAACAATAGCTGTAGCCTTTCCTGCGGGTACACTCACAACCAAGTCAGAGCCTGCACCCTGAATGCCGTTGCCGACAGCAAAGGTTGCCGTTGCGGCGGCATTCCCCGTGTTGTTTATCATGAAGAGTGTTTTGTAATCACCGCCAGTATATTCGACTGTAAATGCCGCACTCTTTGTAAATGGGGTGATTTCGCTTGCCGCATTGAGTTTGAGGATAGGGTACTGTGTTGCACTTGCAGTAGATCCTCTTGTGATATCGATTGCCATTTTATATCCTCCTTCTTTTGGATAATTAGCGTTAACGTACGATGCCCGCATTAGTTAGCAGAACACTCAAGCATAACGAGTTCCTTAGGTCTTACGATCTTTGCGCCGTACAGCTTGAAGCCCTTAACAGCATCTGCGAAGGATGCCTCAGGTCTGTAAGCCTCAGTGTGTGCCTCGCTCATTGCTACTGCGATAGCTCTCTTTGTTCTGACCTGAACGTAGTAGTGTTCCTTGTTGGAAACTGTCTTGTGTGCTACGTTGTTGGACATCTTGATTGTCATGTTGCCGTACTTAGCAACCTTGCCGTTTGTCAGGTAGTCGCTGTTGTCGGTATCGACCTTCTGGTATGCCTGTCTAAATACCATGTATAACCATGGTGGAAGAATGATCTCAACCTCTGTTGCAGGGTTTACATCGTTCTCATACAGCTTCTGCTGAACTGCATCGAATACGGACATTACGTTGTCCTTGTTGATTACGGTGTTGTTTGCACTGTAGACCTGAACACCTACCTTGTTTACATCAGGGTGAACGAGGTTAGCGATGTGGAGGTCGATTTTGTTTGCGACTTCCTCTGAAGACTCAGTGTTGAGTACAGCCATTACGTTGCCTGCGCCCTGCTCCTTGTCGATGTCGCCTACTGCATAGTTGAAGTAAGCCGCCTTATCAACAACGAGCGATACGCTTGTGTCTGCTACCTTCTCAGGTGTTGAGAGTGTGATGTCTCCATCGCGGAGGTCATGCTCAGTTACAGTCGGCTTGCCTACGCCCTTGATTCTTACTGTGTCACCGAGTCCCTTGATCTCACCGCTGTAAGACTGGTTTGTTCCGTCAGCGAAGACGAATACTCTTTCGAGGTCTCTGTCGATTGCCTTCGACCAAATCTTTGCTTTGAAATTCTGATATGACATTGTTGTTTCTCCTTGTCTGCTGAAATTGCCTATAACCTACCCATCGACCTCATGACCTTGTCCCAGTTAGCGTCCATTTCTTCATCGGTCAAGTTGTCGAGTTCTTCGGACGTATAGTAGTCGCGTTCAGCCTTCGTGTCGGATACTCTGCCTATCGCGGTAGGCGCAAGGACTTTCTCATTCAGTTCCATTGCTTTCGCCGCATAGTAGGCTTGCTTTGTAGGTATCCCGTTTGCGATAAGGTTTGTGAACGTATCTCCTAAGTCGTCCAGTGATTTTACGTTCGGATCAATTGCCTGAACCTCACGCAGTCCTTCGCGCATCAGCCGATTTACTTCAGCGTCCAGTAGCTGTTCTTCGAGTTCCTGATTCCTCAGCTTGAGGTCTTCGAACTCTCTGTCACGCTCATAGTCCTGACGATAGTCTTCAGGATCACGCTGTTCGGCATACGCATTTGCATTGATGACTAAGTCCTCTACGGATTCTCCATCGAAGTACCTCGACAGTGCCTGCATCATCATGTCGTGTTCCTGCTGTAATGCCTGATTCTGCCTTCTCATTACTGCGAATGCGGCATCCTGCTCAGTGCGCTGATGTGTCGGCTGTTCGTATGACTCTTCAGAATTATCCGTTTCGGTGGCAGGTTCAGCGACATCCTGCGTTTCTGCGCTTTCTTCGAGAGCTTCAGTTTCCGGTTCAGCGACTTCCGGAGTTTCTGCGCTTTCTACGTTGTAGTTCTCGTCCATTTCATCAATTCCTTTCCTTTATTAAGTTGTGTTTGCTTATACGACTTTGAGTCCGTTGCGTCTCTCGGCCGCCATATATTCCTGAACCTTCTCTGCTGCCTTCTTCTCGTCTGCAACATCTCGGTCTTTGGAATCCTTTTTCTTCGGTTGCTCTTCCCAACCGCACCAGTTCTTGAGAGCGAATGTAGCTATCCTCGCTTCGTAGCACTTCTGCATCGCTCCGGCTGCAAGCGTGTCTGCTACCATGTCGCGCATCTGTGACCCTGCTACCGGATGCAGTCTTATCCATTCGTGCATGTCCGCTCTCGGCTGTTTTATGAAGTCCGCAAAGGCAGAGAAGGTCGGAACGGTTTCATAACCTTTAGCCTCGATGTGCTTCAGAAAAGCTTCGCACCTGGTTATGACCTCGTTCTCGGACATTCCCTTGATTCCCTTTGTCAGATCCTTTGCTGTTATTGCTTTACTCATTACTGTGCAAGTGATGCCTGGACTCCCTGATAAGAGCCACCGCTCACTCCCCCTACGTTCACGCCACCGCCGAGCTGGTCATTCACCGGCTGCTCCAAAGGATTGCCCATGTCATCGACCGGAACTTGACCCATCTGCATCTGCTGTTCTCTCTCCTGCACTATCGACATCAGTACATCCTTCGGTATCGATGCGTGTTCAGGGTATGCGGTAGCGTATTCCTTGAATGTTATCTTGTTGTTGTTGAAGAGGTTGGTCAGTTCCTGCTGTGTTGCCATCTTCGACAGCGTTGTGTCTTCTGCGATGTCTACTCTGACATTCGGCATTACTGCCTCTATCTCTTCCTTTGTTATCTGCACTCCGTCCATGTCGATGCCGTCAGGATAGAAGACCTTCCAAAGTTCGAACCACAGCAGGGCTGTGTTCTCTACGAAGTCCTGATACATCGAGACTTGCTCGTTCAGAGGAACTTGCTGTTGGTCTCTGATGGTCTGTGCAGCTGTTCCTGATACTCTTGAAAGGTCGATGTTACCAAGCTGTGCATCGGATGCGCCCGCGAGTGTTCTTGTCTGTGACAGAAGCTCGTCCGACAGCTGTTTCGCATCTCCGCTCATAGCCTGAGGTGCAAGGTATGAGATCATGTTGCCGATAGCTTGCGAGTTACCGCCGTTCAGCTTGATAGCCGCTCCGACCTTGTCGAGGTCTTCAGGGTTCGCAAGACTGGAGTCGTCATATGCAAGTCTCGGATAAGCTGTCATCTTGATGCTGATAGAACGCCTTGCAAGCGTCTTATTCAGTTCAAGCTGATTCGGTATCAGCTGTTCTACCTCTGATACGCCTCTCGCATCGTTAGGTAGTTCGAGCCATATCATCGGCACGATCGGATACATCGTCAGTCCGACCTTATAAAGTTCACCGCCCTTGACCTGCTGTATAGGCTTGAATGGCTGATACATCACATTCTTCGTGCATCTGCATGCACTCACGATGCCCGTCTTCACATCCTTCTCCATGTACAGAAGTGATGTGACTTTGCCCTTTACTTCCTCTTTATTAAGGAGAGTCGTTGTCATGTCCTTGTCAGGCTGAATAAGGTCGATGTCCTTCTTCGATATGCCTGCAAGCCTTGCTCTCTCTTTGACAAGCGCAGGCTCAAGGCGTTCCTCGATGATGATCCACGGCTGATCCTGAATGTTCACGATGTTCTCGTCACCGAGGTGCATCTGCGTATTGTGGATTATCTGCGGTGTCTTCCTTGTGTCACCGCCTTCGCCCCAGTACACATACGAATCCGCTTCGATGGCAGCGTGTTTCAGGTTCTTCCATGCGACGCGGTTCATCTTCGCCTTTTCCCAAGAGATGCCGAAGATGGTGTTCAGCTTCTCGACCACCTCTTCGAGCGAGACCTCTCTCGTCATAGGCTGGCCCGTCATAGGGTCGATGCCGTCAGGAACAGCGACTGTCTCCTTGCCGTTGCCCATGTCCGAGAACAGCGCAGTCACTGAATGCTGTGCCACTGTCGAGACCTTGTAGTCGATGGTCGGCTTGATGAAGTTCAGCATCGGCAGATTCTCCATGCCCTGCGAATCTTCGACCGCCGCCCACTGCTTTCCGCAGTACATCTGCCATGACTTCTCTGTCTTGACCAGGATGTTCTTCTTGTCCATGTAGTTCTTGGACTTGTTGTAGCGTTCCCAAATTCCGTAAATGTCCATACGTTAGACCCTCGCTTCATCGATGCGTTTGAGCATCTTCTCGTCTTCCGTCATCTCCCGCTTCTTTTCCTTCTTAGGAGTGACTTTTATCTTCTTCGGTGCGTTCATGTTGTAGCCGATGATGAATGCCCAAATGACCAGTATCGGCATCAGAATCGCCATTGATATCAGTACTAATTCCATCTAGACCACCTTTATCTTTCCGTGTCCCTTGACTCTGTTTGCCCGCCATTGCGGGAACATCTTGTCGAATGAGGACAGCTTCTCTATTATCGGAGCGTTTCCTCTCTGATAGATGAGCCTATTCAGTGCCTGACTCATGCAGTCCACCTGGTCATCGTGTGCAGCGTTCGGAAATGAGCTGCATTCATCCACGAAATCCGCTGTGAATCTGCGGTTTTTAGGCACATGTACGTTGCCTGACTCGATAGCACCGAGCACAGCCTGTACTCTCGCCATCTTCGAGCCGATAGGCTGTACCGCGATGATGCCTGACATCTCTCTCCGAAGCATCGTGATGATGGCAGATCCGTTCGCTCTGTCCTCTATCAGCGTTGTCTTGCAGTCCGGATACATCGCACGGAGCCTTCTTATCTCCATGATGGTGTCAGGAAAGTTCAAGTGCTTCTTCACAGCGTCTATGAGGTAGATGTCAGGACCGTTCTTGCCCCAAACCTGGATAGCCACATAGTCGGATTGGTCATCATCCTTGAAAGATGCGTCCACAGACATCACCCATGTGTTTATCTGCGGCAGTTCTTCGTAGTATTCCCACCAATCGCGCTGTATGATGTTTCCTTCCATAGCAGAAGGCCTGCCCTGGAACATAGCGTTCCATGCCATAGTGCCTTCTGTGGTGACCATCGAGTTCTTGTAGACCTTCAGCCACTCGTTGTCCTTGCCTATCTCAGGACACAGAGCGTCTCCGATGCGTCTGTGCAGAAGGTCGTTCTCTTCTTCGCACTCACAAGGGAACCTAAGCAACTTGATGTGCTCCTCGTTCTCCAATAAGCGACCCGCCAGATCGTCCTCATGCCACCGAGTCATTATCAGAATGACCTTCGAGTGCGGTGCGAGACGCGTCTTGAACGACATCAGCCACTCCTGATAGATGAGGTCACGCCTCGACTTACTGAAAGCTTCAGCTTTGTTCTTCACCGGATCGTCTATTATCATCAGATTGCATCGTTTACCCGTGACAGCTGTACCGATACCGGAACTCATCATGCCGCCGCCGTGCTTCGCTATCTCGAACTCCACATTCCGGTTCGAATCCTTCGCCAGGGTGATGCCGAAGAGGTCTTCTCCGAATTCCTGGATCTTCCTGCGGTTCAACCTTCCGAAGTTGATGGCGAATTCCTCGTTATAGCTGATCTCGATGACCCTTCTGTCAGGATGTTTCCCCAAATACCACGATGGCAGAGTCTCCGTTATGCTCTGACTCTTGCCGTGCTGCGGCGGTGTAGTGATGACCAATATCTCATAAGGCAGGTCAGTCTCACGCTCCACGAAATTCTGAACGTATCTGCACAGAAACCGGTGAAAAGGCGTTTTCTTCCATGCATCGTGATGTACATACTGAACGTATTCGCAGTAGTCCGTCTGCAATATCGCTCTGTATGTGTCAACCGCATTTATCTTTGCCATCCCACTCCTCCCAACGCCTTCACGCTAAGTGCTCAACTTTTCAGAATTTTTTATAATTTTTTCAATCGAGTCCGTTTTTTCACCCTCAATTGGGACATCACCTACTCCACCCGTTTGAGGACTCTCTGAAGATCATGTAATTGCACTAAAAAAGCGACCCTTTCAGGTCGCCAGGTTTTGTTCGGTTGATGTTTTCAGTGGTTTTCGTTCTGTCGATACACTATATATATAATATAGAGGAGTGAGCATCCGGATGGGGCGGAACGGGTCGGAAACCGGGTCCCCCTACCGACTCCGCACCGTTCCGCTTTCCTTCTTTTTTCTTCTATTTGTAGGGTCGCTTCTATTCGTTGCGGTGGGTAGCATACCCACGGCGGTCGGCTTCCTTCCTTCTGTATCTGCTCTCTGTGCTTTCCTTCGTATCTGCATACTGCACTAAAAAAATCAGCTTGCCGTTCTTCTGACGGGATCGCTGATTAAAGGATTGAAGGCGTGTTGTATAGGTGTTGTGCTGATGGTGTTTCTTTACATATATAGTAAAAAGTATTTTCCACATTTGTCAATTGTATTTCTTTGGATTCTTTTGTATTTCTGTCGCGCTGCTCTGTTGCGACCTGGTTTTTCCGTCCGGTTTCTGTCGGTTTTCTTCCTATATATGCGCGTAGGGATCGCGATGGCGTGAAAAAATAATTTTAAAAAAGTTTGAAAAAACTGTTGACAACATACAATAGTGTATGCTAATCTATAGCCACAACAGAGAACGGCAAGCCACAAAGGCAAGCCGTCAAGCTAATCAACATACAATAGTGTATGCTAACCAGGAAGGAGCACAGAAATGAAAAAGACCGCAAACAGAGTAGCACTTGAGAAGGCTATCACTTGGAAGATGACAGGAAAAATGGAAGGCTTCTCATCACTGTCAACATCGCCACTGTGCAACGCACACTGCATAGAGAGAATGAAGTCAGATGTAGCGGTTTGCAGGCATTGCTTCTCTGCAAGGATGCAGAAGAGATACGCAAATCTCCGCGAGAAGCTTGAGAGAAATACGGAGCTTCTGACAAAGACAGAACTCAAGCCGGAAGACATCCCATTTCTGAATATGGCGTTCTTCAGATTTGAAAGCTTCGGAGATCTCAACAACACGCTCCAGGTCAAGAACTACTTTCTGATAGCAGAGCAGAACAAACACTGCACGATGGCACTGTGGACTAAAAACCCGTGGATCATCGCAGATGCAATCGAAGAGTACGGCATAGAGAAACCGGATAATCTGATAATCATTCTGTCATCGGTACTTCTGAATGTGTCAGTGGATGCAGACCAGGTCGCAGAGAAATATCCGTTCATCGACAAGGTGTTCACAGTATACGACAAGGAACACGCGGAGAACGTAGAAATCAACTGCGGATCAAGAAGCTGTGCGACATGTCAGAGATGCTACCACAAGGCAGACGGCATCGAGTACGTTAACGAACTTCTGAAGTAAATATCGGAGATGAAGCCGTGGGGGCTTGGATGGTCCCCACGGGGAAGGGAGAAAACAATGTTAGTTTGTGAGTACTGCATGGAAGCTTTAAGAAGCAGGGGCGAGAAGTTTGACCGCACAGATGACATTCTCATGAGTGAGGAAGAAGCAAGGGAATTGAGCGGTACTGAAGAAGTAGACGGCAACGAATGCACCTGCGAATGGTGCGGAGAGTACGCGGACCTTTTCGGAATATGGTTCAGGAAGGAGATATAGCAATGAAATACATCTACATAGCAAGTCTGTACAGATTCGGATATGAACTGACAGTAGCGGAGACATCAGAGCAGAAGGCAAAGGCAGCCGTGATAGAGGAATACATCAAGGCATTCAAGGACATCAACGAAGCTGATCCCGATGATGAAATCCGATACGCAGACGGCACAACCTGGCTTGATGATGCAAAGGAAAGCATCGAAATCTACAGAATGACAATCGGCAAAGTCGATTGGAGATAAGGATAAGAGAGGAGAAATAGAGATGTCAGTTTACTACACATGGAAGGGATACGAAATCAGCTCATTCTTCAAGGAATACAGACACCCTATGTATGTAAAGAGCGTCCGCAAGGGATGCGTGACATGGGT